CAAGCGGTGCCCATCCTCCAACAAGACTTCCGTTTGTTGTGAAGTTCTTTACATAGGCTTCTTTGAGGTCTTTTTCTGCTTTAAGAAACACTGGCCTTAGGTCTTTTGCTCTTCTGTCCATATCATCCATATGGTCTTCGGCTCTACGCCAATGAAGGTCTGCACTAAAAGATTTTTTACCAGCCATGGCTAAGCCACTCTATTTCTACGGTACTTCTTTACTGATAGAAGTTCCCTTTCAGAAAAACCAGTCTCTAGAGGGGCAACATTACGAGATTCAAGGTCCTTAATACCGACAACATCATCATGCATATTTTGCATTTCTCTTGTCGCTGCACGAAGAATAAGAAGTTTAAAGAACGGTATAGCCTCACCGTCAAGTCCAGCCTCATAGGTGACTGTTACTGCGTCTTCAGCGACAACATTAAATATGTCAAGTCCGTACCTGCGAACAACATAGTCTGTCCCAAGAGCCTCAGCAGAGCCCCCAGAGGTATATGCGGGCAATGCGCCAGCCTCAACCGTCACAGCAAATGTATTGGAAGTAACAGCGGCAATTTTTTTATTTGTTACATTGTAATCAACTGGGGTAATTCCCTCAACTGTTACATATTGTCCAACAGTAAATTTGTGGTTATTTGCGGTAAAAGTAATGGTTGTTCCAGACTTAACTGCGCCAGTCACCGTAGCCGACCTTTTGATTGCTTCACCCAAATATGCAGGAGTCGTCCACTGATTTTGCAGAGCAACGCTTATGACTTTAGTGACTGGAGAGTTCCTTAGGTAAACGGTCTCGGGAGGCATTGCAAAGTTGACTGAAGACTGGTTTGAGTTCCCATTTGAAGTGTAGAAAGAAGACTCAAGATTTGTCTGATAGAAGAAAGAAGACATCGGAATTGGGTTATTTAGAGAGGAGATTTTATATTCCTCAACAAACTCCGTAACCTCAATAGGTCTTCTTAGATATGTCTCAAGTTCGCTCTGTAATCCAGCCAAAACTAGTTCTGCGGCGTCTTGCTGCCGCAGGGACAAAGATATGTCCATATAAGTAATTAGGTCTTGAATAGATACGAGCATGGCTACCCTCTGTTAAGGGAGAGTATTAACCGCGACGGCCGAAAAGTCTACGGCGAGCATTTCTTGCTGCTTCTCCGATGACTTGACCAGGAGTTTCTGTTCCGATATCTCCAGCACCAACTCTACGACGCCCTGCTTGAACAACAGCGCGTCCAAAACGACGCAGTCTGTTCTGACGGCGACCGCCTCTGCGCTCTCTTCTGTTGCCACCTGGTACAGCCATAGTTATCTCCTGCTCGTTGCGCCACTTGAGCAAATTGTACCACTTATTGAAGTGACAGTTAATTATCTGTCGGAATTTGGAGGTCTCTCAGTAACTGGAGATGTGTCAACAGTTCCTGCTGGTGCTTCCACTGGAACCCATGCTCTGGAATATTTGTGCTCAGAAACATTTCGATGTTTCAAAAGAGAGCCGTCAATCATTAGATTAAATTCATCATGTTTCATTTGCAAAATAGATTCTAAGTCTTCTTTTTTGTATTTTTTAGACTTAATTATATTTCTGATAATTGATGACACTGGCTTTGCGAGCATTTCACCCCTAGAACGGTTGATTCTAAGATGAAGCATTTGGGCATCAAGGCTGTCGCAGTCAATATAAACAACAGGAACAGTCTCTCCAACTTTTTCCCTGATTTGCTTTTGATTCTGAACAAGAGACAGCCTCTCGTTTCCGTCAATCACTATATTTGTTGACTTTTGAACAATCAATGGTGCAATAAATCCAAGGTCGTAAATAGACTTTGATAAGACAAGAAGGTCTGGTCTAAGGATGTAGGTCGCCTTAAACGGTGCGATGTTCAATTCATCAACATGGACATTTTCAATAATCATTATTTTCCATTTCTTGTTCTGCGGCTTTTTGTCTAAGCGTGTGTGCCCTAGTTTTAGGACCGACTGGTGCTGCTGCAGATACTGTTATTTCGTTGAGAAGAAGATTTCTAATCAACCAGTTAATTGGGTACGAATATGGGTCCTGTATGTGCTTTTTTCTGAAATCGGCAACATACGCTTTTGCTCTACGCTGAATATCCTCACCAAGAATGTTTTCATTGATACAACGCTTTGCCCCATCAAAACCATCAGAGGCATATCTATTTATGAGCGCCTCAATGTCAAAGTCTTTCCACCATCGTCTCTGAGTGTCAATCTCTGGCCAGCAATCATAAAGCCTGTCATAAAAACCTGGCTCAGTTGCTACAACATCTCCAATGCGTCTAATTGCTACGGAGTGAAGGGGGATTCCAACTCGCGTGTTTGAGCCAGTTAAAGCGGCAAGGTCGTAGTACTCACAGTACGGAGCGCCATGTTCTTCCGAAATGAACTTAAGAACATCATCTGTCTGCCAGTCATAAATAACTTTTGCAAACTTCAAAGGAATAGACTTCTTCATTTTGTAAGGAGACACAATGTAGTTCTCGTGAAGTTTTTGAACAAGAGACCTGTAACGAACCATTGATTCGTTTGCTCTCACTCCAGTAATAAACGCTACAGAACCAGTTTTTCCCTGCATTGTGTAATAGTCAATTGATTCTGGAAGACCTTCATCGGAACTCACACCAAAATGCGCTGCAGTGATAGCCCACTCTGGGATGGGTCGTACACGCCTACCATTGTCTTCTCTGTACTGACTCCATAGAACTACAGGGTCTCTAACTCCAAGAACCCACACTTCTGAGCCGTATGGAAGACAGTACCATTCCATGTCAACCCAGTCATAGTTTCTGACTTTATTGACATACTCCAAAACTAATGGACTAACCATCTCTTCGTCTCGGAAGATTACTTTGACTGGTCCAAGTCCTCGCTCTTCATGAACTTCTTTAGCAAGGTAAAGAACCGCTGTGCTATCTTTTCCTCCAGAAAACTGAACACAAACAGTGTCAAAAGTATCATAAACATGCCTAATTCTCTTACGGGCAGCCTCTACACAGTCAATGTCAAGGAACATGCGTTGTCTGGTCATTAGTATTTTGCAATCTGGGATAGGCGTGAAACTTCTGCTCTAAGTTCGTTTAATGAAGCATTAGCAGAAACAAGAGATGCAACAACCTTGTCGTACTCCTCAAGAACTTTGGAGCAATCTTCTTTTGTTACTGCACCATGACTAAGTAGATATCTAAGTGTAGGTTCCATTTAAATCTCAATATGCTGGTCTATGAAGTCAACCAGTTTTTCTGCTGTTGTGTTTCCAGCAACTGCGGGGTCGTTACGAAGCCAGCGAATGAACTCGTACCAACGCCTCTGCTGGTCTGGGTTATCAAAAACAATTGTGTACTGAACGACAGCCTGAGGGGCTGAACCAGGAGCAGCAATTGTGCTTCCAGAAACTGCTACATCTCCATGATTGATGTTTGAGCCAGCAACAATCTTTCTCTCACCATCTTCGTCTTCTTCAATTGAAAGTTTTACTGGGTCATCAAACTTTGGAAGTTCCATCATTACTGGAGTTGTGTATCCATCGGAAATAGGAGACAAGACATTGGAGGACATAACTGACTCTTCAATAGCAGCCATCTCAAATTCATCCCATCCAAGACCTTCAAGCAATTCTGGGTAATAATCGGAGACATCAACAAGAAGGTCGTTTAAGAGGGAGGGGTCAGTATGCCCCATCTCCATAGTCCTGTTATCTGCAAGAGCAAAAGCAATTGCCTTCTCGTTTGTTCCCTGCATCTGTACTGCGGCTATCTCCGTCCACCCAAGACGCCTCGCAGCCTCTAGTTGGTGGTTTCCAGCAATAACCGTATATGTGCCGTCATTATTTGGTCTAACGACTATCGGCTTCATCTGTCCAAACTCTGCGTATGAAGCAGAAATCGCAGAGATGTTTCCCTTACGAGGGTTCTTCTCAAGAGGAATTAGGTCATCAATGGGGAGAGATAATTTTTTAAGGTCTTCAGAGATGTTATTAATCATGGCGATACTTGTGCTCTCACATTTGCGTTTAGTGTTCGCATTGCGTCAATAGATGTGCGCAACGAAAGGAGTTTTTCCCGCTTTGACTTTACTAGTGCCTCAGCAATTTTGTAGTCAAAGTTCTCATCTGCCAACTTATAGTCAGCCCATGCTTCGCGCTCTTTGATTGAGCCTTTTGCAGAAAGATATTCTTTCGCCCAGTTTGACTTGTATAAAGATTCTTTCTTTGCTGAGTCACCAGCGAGAGATTCAAACGCTTCCGTTTCTTCTTCAAGCATTTCAATCAAACGCATTAATTCGTGTTCAATATCAACTTGACTAATAGGTGCGTTGCGAGCAATCATTTTTCTCCAGTAATTTTTTCTAGTTGCGACCAATCTATCTTTTCTAAGGCAGATAGTTGTTCCTTTGTCCATGAATATACAGACATATTGAGTTTTGCCAACCCCATCTGCTCAAGAACCCATGCATCACATTCGTCATCTGCTCCAGAGCCAGAAAATATCTTTCCAGTCTTTGAGGAGATGGCTGATATAACTTCAGTCTTTCCTGAGTTGCCTTTGCCAGTAGCAAACTTGGCTCTAGATGTAGGTGGAACTTCAACATAAGGAATATTGCATTCCCACA